TATGGCTATATCAAGAGGTCAGATCCTTAAAGAATTAGTACCTGGCTTACACGCGATTTTCGGAACTGAATATAGCAGATACGAAAACGAGCATGCCGTACTATTCGATGAGGAAACATCAAACAGAGACTTCGAAGAAGAAGTCCTATTTCCAGGATTTGGCGAAGCTTCTGTAAAATTTGGAGGTCAAGCAGTAAACTACGCTGATACTGGAGAAGGTTGGGTAGCAAGATACAATCATGAAACTATCGCTATGGCGTTCTCAATTACTGAGGAAGCTATGGAAGATAATCTTTATGACAAGATGTCTACCAGACTAACGAAAGCATTAGCTAGATCAATGGCTTCGGCTAAACAAACTAAAGCAGCTAACGTATTCAACAATGCTTTTTCTGGCACACAATTAGGTGGTGACGGTAAAGTATTAGCAGCTACTGATCACCCACTACAAAGTGGTGCTTCACAAGCAAATACGTTCACAACACAAGCAGAACTTTCAGAAACATCTCTGGAAGATGCATTAATTGGTATCGCAGGATTTACTGATGATAGAGATATTCCAATCGCTCTACAAGGTAAAACTTTGCACATTCCAAGACAACTTGTGTTTGTTGCGGAAAGACTAATGGCGTCTCCGTACAGACCTGGAACTGCAGACAATGATGTAAACGCACTAGTATCTAAAGGGATGCTACCAGGCGGTTACCACATTAACCACAGATTCACTGGTCAGAAGCGTTGGTTCATCAGAACAGATTCTCCACACGGAATGAAGATGTTCACAAGATCACCAATCAACACTTCAATGGAAGGTGACTTCGAAACAGGAAATGTAAGATACAAAGCTAGAGAGAGATACTCATTTGGGTTCTCTGACTGGAGAGGTATCTGGGGTTCAAACCCATCCTAAACACTATGGGGGCGGCGTAAAAACTGCCCCCTTTTTAAACCCATAGACTGCGAAAGCAGACTGAACAACAAGGAGTAAGACAATGGGATCAACTACTTTTTCAGGCCCGATTAAAGCGGGTACAATTAAAGACACGACAGGAACTGACCTAGGTAAAAACGTAAAGAATACTGGTCAAGTTGTAATGTCACAAACATTTGCCGTAGATTTATCAAGCGGTGCAGTATCTGCATCTGACACAGGTGTAGTAATACCAGCAAATTCACAGATTATAGATTGTGTATTCGACATGATTACAGCAGCTAACACTTCTACTAATATTAGTATTGGTGATACTGTAGGTGGAGCAGCAACTATTGTTAACACTTTTGCAAGTGGAACAAACGCAGGTAGAATCAGACCAACTACACAAGCTGGTGGAGCATTAGCTTGGGAAGATGTAGGTTCAACTGACATTAAGTTAACTGTAACTACTTCAGCAGCAACAAACGCTGGTGAAATGAGAGTAACTATTTTATACTCACAAAATACTAACTTAGGTTAATCAATCAAGGGGGCAGCAATGTCCCCTAATTTTAGGAGAATAAAATGAGTTTTTCAACAGACGTAAAAGCAACCAGAGCAACAGGCAATGGAACTATCTTTGCAGGGAGAACTAGACTCAGAGGTGTTATCGTAGTAAGCGATGGCAGTGGAGCAGGTTCCGTTCTTCTTAGAGATAATGATGACCAAACTATAATACAGTTTGATATACCAAACGGTGATGTATTTGCTTTTAATTTACCAACAGATGGAGTTGTATTTCCAGATGGAATGAAAGTTCACAGCTTTACTAATGTAACATCAATTACAGTTTTCCATGACTGATAAAGAAATACAAAACAAATTAGAGATAATTGAAATGAAAGGTGAATTAAAACTTCTTCATCAAAAAATAGATACTATTAAAGGAAACGATTTAATGCATATGGAAAAAGCAATAAATGGTATTAACAAAGTTCTATGGACAGTTGGAGTTATGGTATTTGCACAATTTATTTGGTTAATCAAAACTGTTTTTATGGGATAGGAGTCTAGATGGTTACATCTGGTACACATACTTTTAGTTTAGATAGCGCCCAAATTATAGAAGAGGCGTTTGAGAGAATTGGCCAGCAAGCTAAGACTGGTAATGATTTAAGAACTGCAAGACGTTCTTTAAATTTAATACTAACTAAGTGGGTCAATGATGGAGTTAATTTATTTACTCTTGATCTAGAGACAATTAATATGACTAAGGATCAAGATCATATTACTATATCTGCATCCTCACGCCTCGATATATTGGACGCTACTATTAGAAATAATTCAGATACAAATAATCCACAAGATGTATCTATGGAAAGAATTAGTCTTAGTGACTACTTACAAATACCAACTAAAAAAGACACAGGCAAACCTGTACAATTTGCCGTAGAAAGAAACGCACAATTTACTTCGTCTGGAACAGCTAATCATAAAATTTATTTATGGCCAATACCAGATCAAACATACTATCAAATGTTAGCATGGTCTATCAAATACCCACAAGATGTATCGGCAACATATACACAAAATCCAGAAATACCAAGAAGATATTTACCAGCTTTAATAAGTGCATTAGCTGTAGAACTAGCAATTAAATTTGCACCAGATAGATTAAATGTTTTGAAACCACTTTACGATGAAGAGTGGATGAAAGCAAAAGAAGAAGATAGAGAAAGAGTTAGCTTTACCGTACAACCACAGGTTTACTAATGGCTAGATATGCTAAAGGCAGAAGAGCGGTTTTAATAGATGATCGTTCTGGTTTTAAAATTAGATACAAAGATGCTCGTACAGAATGGACAGGGACACGAGTACATAAAGGTGACTTTGAATCAAAACATCCACAACTAGAACCACAAAAATACATACCAGCTCCTCGTGGTAATTCTTTATTTAAACCAAGAACTGATAACGATAGCATACCAACTAACATTCCTTTAGGTCCGTTACACGGAAGATTTTCTGCTGGTGCTGTAACTAATATAGGTAAACCTATATTAAGTATAAGTGAAGTAGCAAATGGCTTGCAATTAAATACGTCAAGAGGTACATTAGGAGTTGCATTAGTACAACCTATTTCAGGTTTATCAGCTACATCTGATGTTCTTGGTAGAACAATTACAAAGACTGTAACAGTTGTTTCTTCAGGTGGAAACAAATATGCTATCGATGGAGTTACTCAAGCTACATTGAATTTATATGAAGGTAATACATATATCTTTGATGGATCAGCAGCTACGGTTGCGTCACATCCTATTTTACTAAGTGCCACTTCAAATGGTACGCATGGTGGAGGGTCTACATACAATACAGGCGTTACTTACCAATTAGATGGTTCAACTGTTACTCAATCTGCTTATGTATCAGGGTACCCAACTGCTACTACTAGAACTTTAACAATAGCAGTAGGCAGTGGTACACCAACTTTATATTACTATTGTCATTATCATTCTGGTATGGGTGGCATTGCATATACACCAGATTCACCATTAACTATTAACACAGTAGAAAATGCAAACGGATTACAAGCTACAGCCTTACAAGGTAATGTAACTAAATTAATAGGTCAACCACTTACAGGTTTAGCTGCAAATGCTCAACAAGGAACTATAACTTTAAATAGTACAGAAGATGCAAATGGATTACAAGCTACTGCATCTATTGGATCTGTAACAATTAATACTACAGAAGATGCATTAGGATTAGAAGCGACTGCTCAACAAGGTACTGTAGGCATTAGTTTAACTATAGGATTGACAGGGCTACAAGCAGTAACTGGTAGAGGCACCATAGGAAACCAAGTTGATGCTACATTAATACCTTCTGGGCTATCAGCAACAGCTTCTCAAGGTTCTGTAACAGCAGTAGATATTACTCCTGTAGCAGTAACAGGGTTGCAAGCTACAACAAATCGTGGTACAATAAACGTAACTTCTCCAAGTTGGGGTAACTTCCCTTGGGGTCACGACACATGGGGTCAATAATATGAGTTTAACATACGTACAATTAAAACAGGCAATCCAAGATTTTACTGAAAATGATGCCACTGAATTTACTACAGCTACAGGATCTGGCAAAGCTCCTATAGATGTATGCATTCAGTTTGCAGAAATGCGTATATTTAGAGAGGCTGACGTAGCAGCGTATCGTAAAACGGTAGATGTTACACTATCAGCTAACAATCAATTTTTAGATTTACCACAAGATTTATATGTTACAAGATATATTAAAACAAAGACAGGTGAATTTCTAAAAGAAAAAGATCAAACATTTATTCGAGAGTTTTCACAGAATGATAGTGCAGGAGTAGCAACGTTACAAGGCACTCCACAGTTCTACGCACTCTATGGAGAGGGGGCATATTCAGCTTCAGATAGAGGTATGAAATGGCAATTTTCTCCACGAGCAGATGTTGACTATACACTAGAAATAGGGTATACTATATTACCAACAGGGTTAAGTGGATCAAATGCTAATAGCTATTTGGGAGACTATGCCCCAGACTTGTTATTGTATGCTTGCTTATTAGAAGCAGCATCATTTATGAAGTCGCCTGCAGACTCAGGGTCAAGGTATCAAGCTTTGTATGATAGAGCACTGCAGACATTCATAGGACAAGAGCAAGTAAGAAAACGAACTGACGAGTTTGTTTCAGGTGAAACAGGAACTAAAGGATAATAAACTATGGCCATAACATCAGCAATATGCACAAGTTTCAAAAAAGAATTGCTAGAAGGTTTAATGGATTTTAATGCATCAAGTGGTAGCACTTTTAAAATTGCATTAATAAAAGCCAACGCTTCTCAATCAGGAACTTACAGTGCAGCAACAACTAATTATTCGGATGTAACAGGTAACTCAGATGAACTACCAGCTACAGGCGGATATACATCAGGTGGAAACACACTAACTAATATCGATCCAACTACAAGTGGAACAACTGCATTCGTAGATTTTGCAGACACTTCTTGGACTTCAGCAACTTTTACAACTAGAGGTTGTATAATTTATAACACAAGTCAAAGTAATAAGGCAGTAATGGTAATTGATTTTGGTGCAGACTTTTCTGTATCAGGTGGTACTTTTCAAATACAGTTTCCAACTGCTAATGCAAGTGACGCTATATTAAGAATAGCATAAGGAGTTTTTAAATGGCTTCTACATGGAGTAGTCTTGGCATAAGATTGATGACTACAGGTGAAAACGATAACACCTGGGTGATCAGACTAATGACAATTTAAAACGTTTTGAAAATGCAACTAAAGGTGTTGTAGATGTAGCAGTATCAGGTGATACAACTTTAACATTTACTACGCAACCAACTACTTATTCTTCTGAGAATGGCCGTCAGCAAGTATTAAGATTTACAGGTACACCAGGTGCAACTAGAACAATTACTCTACCAAACATTCAAACAAACTACAATGTATTGAATGATACTAATCAAAGTTTAACATTTTCTGCAGGAACGGGGGCAGTAACGTATACTCTCGTAGCTGGCAGAGATGCAATGATATATGTCGATGGTTCAGATGAAGTACACAATGCTTTTGCCAATCTAGACGTAACAACAATAAACGGCGTTAACCCTGCGAACTCAGCACAAGCTGGTTTTGTAATCGCGATGGCCGTGGCATTATAAGGAGAAGAGATGGCTCAAGATTTTGAAAATGCTAAAGCTAGGAACGTAGGAACAAGCGCTAGTACATTACTAACTGCTAACTCAGATGATGCAGTTATAGGTATTCGTATTGCAAATGTTGTTACACAGACCATACAAATAGACGCTTATATTTCAAGTGGTGGTAGTGATTATCACCTTGCAAAAAATGTTAGCATACCTCAAGGAAGTTCAATAGAATTAATTGATGGTGGTGCTAAAGTAAATTTATTAACTGGTGATGCTTTAAAAATCAAATCTGACACAGCAAGTTCAGCTGATGTTTGGGTTTCATTTATTGATAGCATTAGCACATAGGAGATTAGATGGGTTATATAGGACCTAGAAATAGTGATCAGTTTAAGTCCATGGCGACTCAAGCTATTACTGGTAATGGATCAGCTACTAGCTTTTCTTTAAACCAGGCAGTTGCTAATTCATCAGAGATAAGATTTGTTGTAAACAACGTTGTGCAAAAACCAGATGTAGATTACACTGCAACAGGTACAACTTTAGGAACAGGATCAAATGTATTGGCAGGCTCAGACGCAGCTTATGTTGTATTCATAGGAGCAGCTGTTGGATCACAAACACCTTCAACAGGTAGCGTAGATCACACTTCTATATCATCTTCATTTAACGGAATGTATTTAAACTTGGCAACTGTAACATCTACAGTTACAGTAGCTGCATCACAGAATGCTTTTTTAGCAGGGCCAGTAAACTTTACTAACACCGTAACGGTAGAAGGGACATTGACAGTTATATAATGGGAACTTTATTCGTAGATAAATTAGATCCGCAATCAGGAACATCATTAGAGATTGGCAGTTCAGGGGACACGATCACGATTCCGTCAGGAGCTACAATAGCTAATAGTGGAACTGCTACTGGCTTTGCAGACTCAGAAGTTTCATTTAAAATTACACAAAACTCAAATCAAAGTATAAGCAATGCAACTACTACAACTGTTGTGTTTGATTCAACTACAAATGGTTTTGACCAAGGTAGTAATTTTAATACAAGCAATTATAAATTTACAGCTCCTTCAGATGGTCGTTACTTTTTTTATTCTTCAGTATTAATAGAATATGGAAATGCAACATCAGAATATGGTAATTTAACTTTTAAGATAAATGGGAGTGATAGACAAGCGGCTGTGCGTCAAGTTGTTGGCGGTGCTGTTTCCTTAGGAAGTAATTTACAATTATCATCAATA